GGCCTTCCCACGCGATCATCTTCCACTCCCGGCGGAAGCCGGGGGGGGCCTCCACGGGCTTGATTCCCTTGCTGAAAAAGAGCGACAGCTCGGGATGGGCCGTGAAGCGTGCCGCCACCAGGCGCTGCTCCTTGGTGTACTGGACGGTGTCCGGTGCCAGGGAGGGATCCAGGCCGTAGCCGCCGAGGTGGAGCGGGAGGTACCAGTTGGGCTTGAAGCCACTGGGCCAAATCCGCTCCCACTCTTGGAGGGCTCGGGGGATGCAGCAGGCCGCGGGGGGGCACGAGAGGACCATGCGGGAGAGGGCAGCGCCAAGCTGTTCGGGCGTGGCGGTGCTCTCGTTGGCCGCCTTCTTCACGCAGACGTGCAGAATGAGGTTCAGGTTGATAAAGCCCAACAGGGATATCTTCCCGTCCTTCAGCAGGAACGTCTGCGAGTTGATCATGGCCGCGTCGGGGGAGGTGAGGTTCTTGCCGATGCTGAACTTGAATCCGACCCCGGTGGCCGCCTCCCGGAAGAACGGGTGGAGGCTCAGGGGGCCGCGGAAGAGCATGTCGTCTCCGTTGACCAGGGCGGTCCGGAGGACGAGGGCGCCGTCCCGGGCCGAGTGGCCGGCGGCTACCCACCTCTTCACGGCGAGTCGGAGCGCTGCAAGGTTGATGCAGCAAAGCATCGGGAAGGATAGCGGGTGGCCCATGAGCTGGCCTGCCCGCTGGTCTCCCACCACCTCCTCATCGTCCCGAAGGGAGCCCTTGGGGTACAGAATTGTCCCGCCGGCGAGGGAGCCGCGGGCAAAGTCGTACATCGGCGCCGACGGGTGAACACCCGAAAACGCCGCCAAGGAGTTCCTCTTGGGGAGGAAATCGGTCGCAGATTTGTAGTCGACGGAGAAGAAGTTGATGTCCGCCTCCTCAAATACTGCGTCCGCCATCTCCTGAACCTTCCGGCGGAGGCCGTGATGGTCGAGGAGCATGGTGCTCTGGGGGACTCGCTTCCACCGCGCGAGCATGAAGCCCTGAAGGGGCTGCAGGCTCGTGTACAAGTTGCCGTCGCCGACCGTCACCATCCGGAACTTGGACGGTTCGGGTACGGACGAGGCGCGGACCTTGTACAGCGTGCGTCGCAGCTCCTCCTCGGTCTCACCATCGAGGGGCTGCACGCGGCCGCAGGCGGTCTCGAAGGTGTCCACGCGCCACTCATCGTAGGCGTCGCAGACATCGTCGAGCGTGTAGCGGATCTCAAAGTGGTCTTCGCCCATGACCAGGATGGGATCGTTGTCCTTGGGGTTGTAGGGGGGGAGCTTCATCACCTCGAAAATGCCTGACGCACCGCCGTTCTTGCGGGACGCCTGCAGGCAGGCCGAGGTCGACGGCATCAGCCGCCGGAGCTCCTCCTCGCGATCAACAAGGAAGAGGTCGTGCGAGGTCGCGCGGATCTCTTCCAGTGCCTCGGCCGGTGTGTTCACCGGTTCGGGCTCGCAGATAAGGCGGTAGTGGTCCTCGTACGACTCCCGCTCGCGCTCCTTTCCGAGCGCCGGGAAGCCGCGCGAGCTCATCTTCAATGAAACGAAGAAGCCACGCGCCTTGACCCGGCCAGTTTTGGCCTGGGCGAGGAACCGTCGCAGTCTGTTGTTGATCCAGCCCACGAACGGAGTGTCGGTAACGCCGGGCGGGCGGACGGGGCGTTCGGGGACGAGATCGTCACCTGAGCGGACCGTCGGCACC